AGGAACTTAGGAATACCAGGAGGCAAGAGAAAGCCTGCAGGGGAAGCCACTGAAGCACGAGGCCAACGCAAGGCCTGACCCGTCACTGACACCTGGAATCCAATGCCAATGTAAGTGCCGATGAAACCACCCCAATCCAACTGATCCAGCAGGCGAGTGGCCCACAGAATGTTGGTCTCCTTTGAGGAGTCACTTGCGGCCAACCATTCATCATTAAAAGCACGGGAAGCATGATACGCGTTAGCTTCAGCCAAAGTGCAATAAGAATTCTGAGTTGGACCGGGTTCAACAATCAGTGTCATGGGAAGCCTCACTCGGAAAGGATTAAGATCTCTATTTCAGGCTTCTTAGATGTGAAGAACTTGTGGATGGCTACTTTAATCTCGTAAGGGACTGAATCTTCTATGAACACGAGGTCAGGGGTTTCCGTGGCCTCATTATTAAAGACGGATGCATTACGGATCTTGACAGTGTAATCTGCTGACTCACCTGGGTTAAACAGAGATTCCAGAGAGAAACCGGGGGTCGATCTACCAGCCCTGAAGTAAACAAAAACTACTGGTTTCTTAGTCGACATATCACCTGCCAGGAAACAGGGGCTGGATGTCCGAGATGAACACCCAGCCCCGGTCTAAACCTCTTTACTGGCTGATGATGCAGACGCCAGCGAGATCCTTCGTGCTGGTTGCCACCTGATCCCAGTTGGAACCAGTGGTCAGAGCGGTCGCATCGGGGTTCACACCACCGTTTGCGACGTCGAACTTGAAACCCTTCACACCCAGGTTGAAGGCGAACTCACCCTGCAGTGAGAGGGTCAGGTTGGCCAGACCAGGCAGCACAAGGCTAACCAGATCAGGGCTCTCAGACTCTTCCACAACGATGGAGTTCTCCACCAGAGCGAGAGTGTGATACAAGTTCGGAGTGCCAGCCACCACCAGGGCGGGGCTGTCAGTCACGATCACAGGGCGACCCAGGGTGCCAGGAGCAGCACCGTAAACCACGAGGTTCGCTTCGCCATAAATCTTATTGGCGATGGCATCCTTCATGAGGTCCTTGTAAGGCGCAGAATGCATCACGAAGGCACGGACCTGACCAGCCTTGTCACCCAGCTTGTAAATGGCGTCAGCCAGGGCACCAGCGGTGAGTGTCTTGGTGGTGTCACCAGTGATGTCCAAGGTGTTGGCAGCCACGTTGCCGAGGGCAGCAGCAGCCGCTGACAGAGAGCTGTTCAGCCAATCCTGGACCTTCTGCTCACCGAAAGCCAGACCCATATTGTAAGAGACTTCCTCAGGGGTGTTGCCCAGCTTCTTGATCGCATCGAGCGTCAGCTGGAAGGGGCCCCACCGGCGATTCAGCTTGACGCTGATCTCTTCATCCATGGTCAGGGTGACAGGAGTCACGGCGCTGACATCACCGATGTCACGGCGAGAAACGCCAGCAGCGTTCTTGAAGAAGCTGGAGTAAGCAAAGTTGCCCTTACGAGCAAGAACCTTCGCCACCAGGGTGTTGGCCGAGGCACCGTTGAATGCCTGGGTGTTCTGAGCGATGGACTCAAAGAGACCGCTCTGAACATAATCGTTGTAAACTTTGAAATTGTTCAAAGTCGTAATGGACATGGAAAACCTCCGAAGTTGATGTCCTTAAATCGTGAGTTTCTGGAAAGCCTCGACACCGAACTTTTTGATGTAAGCGTCTTTCTCTTCGAACGACTTGAAGTCAGACAGTTTTGTGTAAGTGCCATTTAGGGCTGGGGTCGAGGTCGAATTCGATGAACCAGCACCTGAAACACCACTACCATCAAAGACACGGCTGAACTTCTCGTTGCCCTTGAGTTCGACAACTAAATCTTCAACAGAGTAAGCAGTTGAGGCATCCTTCATCCTCACCTTACCCGTTGTTGGGTCAACGACCCGAACCTGGAAGTCGCCATCCACCTCTTCCACCTTCACATGCCGCTCGAGCAGGGGTTTCAAGATGTCAGGCACACCACGGTGGCTGGAAATCGCAGCTGTAAGCTGTGCATCCACTGTGGCTCTTTCAAGGATCGTTCGATACCGAGTTGCCAACTTGGCCAGCTCTTCTTTCTCAGCGAGGAACTTCTGTTCCTGAAGCTTTGAGAGCTTTTCAAAATCACCACGGCGACGAGCGTTTTCTTCCTCACGCTTGTTCGCATCTTCCAGGAGCTGGCGATATTGAGTTGGATCAATACCTTCCATATCCTTTAGGCGAGTTTTCAAGTTCCTCAGCTCTTCTGTCGTCCGCTCGTAAGCGGTCTTCAGACCTGCATGCTCCTCTACGGAGAGATAATAAGCACCATCTCTTCCTTCGGAGTAATGCTCCTTCAGAGCATCAGGCAGGGCTTCAAAGATTTCCTTGCTGAGCTTTTCTTTTAACAAGAGATCCTCTTGGGGTTTGACATGCCACTCGGACATGCATGGTTAAGACAATTTACAGCCAGTTGGACAGTTGTCAATCCATCGGATCTGGACCACCAGCAGGCTGAGAAGGTGAAACATTGGTGATGTTTGTGACTGACGGAGCGGGTGCTACAGGACTTAATACCGAGAGCTTGTCTAATTCATCCTTAGCATCAACACCTGGAGGCAGGAAGCCTGCACGATCCATTGCATAAGTGAATGCCTCCTGAGACAGGAAGCCCTTATCGCGAGCATTTGTCAGGGCGACCACCAACTGAGCCGTCAGCTGAGCATCGTCGAAGTCCTTGTAAACTTCAACTTCAGGCACAAAGTCCAACATGAGCCAACGACCCATGTAAGCCAAAGCGAGCTCAAGTGAGTCCTCAAAGTTGCCCACCCACTTCTTGAGCTGGGAAGAACCCTCGGACACTTCAAAGCCAGTCTCAGTGGCTGTCTTGATTAGGTCTGTCTGAAGCAACTGACCAGCTAACTTAGTCATCTGAGCTTCGAGGTCTTGGAGATCTCTACGACCAGCCTCAATACCTGCGCCAGTTGTCTCTACCCAATGGAGGTTCTTAACAAAGAACATCTGGTTGGCAGAGAGTTCAGACTCATTGCCTTCAGCGTCCTTAGGCTTTTCGTCTGCAGCCAGGACAGGGCAACGAGCATAATGCAGAATATTACGCTGATCAGAGGAGGACTGATAATGAGTAACATTCAGCCAAGCGAGGTCTTCCAGAGGAGGATGCGCGCAGAAGAAGCCCTTGCGGTTCGTGTAAAAAGGCACGATGGGGATGAAGGGCAGGGAATAAGAACCAGAGGCTTCCGCGTCAAAATGCCATTCACCGTCTTCATCAGGGTTGTAAACTGCGGTGTAACCCGGGCCCCAAACTCTGATGCGCTTAACACACACTGTTGAGAAAGGGCTGACACGAACTTCAGTTGTCTCGTAATGGCGGAACTGAGTCAAAACTGGGACACCGTTTATGCGCTCTACGCTCCAGCCCAAGACATCCTTTAAAGGAATGTGCACAAAATAAGGGCGGGCACCAAGAGCTTGTTCTTCAAACTTAGTCAGACCAGCAGGGACTTTAGGATAATCCACTAAGACCCAGGTGATACCATCATTAATGGCTGCTGTAAACAGGTCACGAGCAAACTGGTCCAAGTCACGCCCCTCAAGGTCCACATTATCCATGAGAGATGTAATCACCTCGGGTGTGGTCTCTGACAGGACGATTTCTTGGCTGAAAGGTTTGCCCACCATAACTTCCACTGCTCTTTTATAAGCAGGGAAGAAGCTGGTGCGCTTCAGACGTGTGGCATATTCTGTTGAGTCCTCAGAGGCATTCTTGGGAAGATACTCTTCCCCTTCCGCTTTAACACAGGTGATACCACCAAACATGACGTTACAAACTTCTGACCGCTCCTTCATCTCCTCAACCATTGAAGATGGCTTATCAACACCATCTGAGTTGGTCAGAGAGACAGGAATATCAGAAGGATTAGGAACGGGCATTGGAATTGCCGTCTTCATCATCTGGACAGGAGAGATCGGCCACTGAGTACCACCCCAACTCTCAGGCATACGCTCTCCTCCCCCAATCAGAATAATATACGCAAGTTTTGGACGGACGCTATGACACTTAGAATCTAAGGCCCACTTTGATCATACCAGCCCATGCGGTCTTAGCTGGGACTGCTTGAATAACAGTGCTGCCCATGTTATTACCATTGTAAAAGTCAGTACGGACCGACTCAATACCAGGGGTGCGCTGTTGATAAACATCCAAACCTAAACGGAATGGGCCCAGGTCTCGTGTGACCCAGGCACCATAAGTCTTATCGGCCGGATTGTAAGAAGCTCCAGCCGCATATTTCAGTTCCTTAGGGGGCGGGGCGGCTTGTCGGACTGGAACATCAACACCGTCCAAGATCGTGCCGTCATTCGAGCGGAAGATAACTCTCTCCGTACCGTCCGGTTTTGAGACTAAGCTCCATTGAATCTTGAAAGGGGTTTGGGGCATTAACGATGGATTTGAGAGTTGCGGTTGGTTCTCCGTCGGGTGTGAGCCAGGGATTGGGGCGAGATCCTCCTTTGGGTTTGGCTGGATTGTTACCTCCCCCTGACGCTCCACTCTGTAACCTTTGGGGATCTCCATTAGGGGCTTGGCATTCGGGTCCGGTTTTGTTTCGAGGACGAGACCCCCGTCTGGCATCCTTTCGGCGGGGTGATACGTCGCTGGAGGCAACGGCTTGGGTTTCCAGAGCTTCCAGCCGGTCACGAGTCCGCAGCTGAATAATGCGATCGCGGCGAGAAGGTTTATTTGCCATCTGTCCTCTCTACCACCTAAGCTTTACGGGGGTTGCCGATGTCCTGGGACCTTTACCTTGTCCAAGGAAGTGAAAGTTAAAGGCTTGAGAAATGCAATCACACCGGTCCATGTGGTCTGCACCAACAGGGTCGGGGAATGCCATTAATTCATCTTCAAGGCCAGGGACCCATTTAGGGGTGTCAGGACGAGCCGTCTCAGGGATGAATACATTGCCAGTCCGAGATTGAGGCTCTACACTCTTCAAGAACTCTGACAGCTTATCCATACCTGCACCCTTGAAGAGGGGCACAACAGGCAGTGAGGTGAGGCGCTGGAGTTCAGATATGAGCCCAGGGTCACGGTTGGATTCAATCAAGACATATTGGGGCTTCCATCTCTGAGCCAGGCGTTTGAGAGCATCCATCAACTGGTGATATTGCATACGACCAGTGAGATCATCCACAATGTAAGCCTTACCCACCTCAGTGAAACCCAAGACTACCAGGCCGCAAGGGTCATTCTTAGACTTCACTGTCAAAGCAGTGTCACAAGAAATGAAGCGGTGCATCAACTTAATGTGGGCCTTATCAGGGTAATAAACAGATGTTAGATCGCCCAAGTCGGAATAATTAAACCGTTGCATCAAACCAATAA